TATTTTACCGTATCATTCACTAAAATCAAAACCGTTCCCGATTATTCATAATGACTGGATTATCCACAAAGTACCGTTTCTTTAAATGGGCGGTAACTACATGCTATCATCAATAATCATACATAACATCATGATAAAATTTTGGAATGCACAAATTAAAATTATGACAAAATGAAAAACTTAAACTACATAAGAAACTGTCTTTGTATAATTACAATAATATATATTTATGCAGTTTTAACCAATAATAAACCAAAAGAACAACCCAAACAACCCAACCCTTATTTTTGGTATGAAATAGGCATAATCAAGGCAAATGAGCAAATAAGTAAGTCAAAGTATCTCACTGAGTACGAAAAGAGAAAAATATGGCTTCAAATTGACTCGGCAAGAAAAGCGGATAGTATTAATATTTCAAAATAAACGTTTTCCTGACATCGAGGAAACGGTAAAACTTAAAAACAAAGTTATGAAAAAATATGTAATAGGCATTATAATAGGACTATGGTTAGCAAATTTAATAATTTATATTGCTAAATATTTTGTCTAATTAATTTGCAGTTTAAAATAAAAAGACTATATTTGCATTACCGATTGACACCGGGATAACCTGAGATAAAATGAAAAATTTTACAAAACATACACCCGATTAGGGACAATTATCCGAAAGTGAGGTTCTCAGGCCGTGTCAACACTTCGGATTTTTTGTTTTTAATCGGGTTTTTACATTTTATATATGGAAAACTTAACCGATTTTACATTTTATGCTGCAGACTGTTTTTCTGGAAAAAGAAGACCTATAACAGTCAAAGCATTTAACAAAAGACATGCTTATAATAAGGCAAAGTTTAAGCTTTATGAAACTGAGGTTTTACTTGATATTTAGATTATGGCACTATCATATAAAGAACAGTTAACACATCCTAACTGGCAACGAAAGCGACTTGAAATATTTCAGCGTGACAATTTTGCTTGTACTATTTGTGGCAATACTGAACATCAATTGCAAGTACATCATTTGTATTATTTGCCTGAAATTTTAGCATTTAAAATTTTAACTTCAAAAATTAATACTTTTGATTTAATTCAAATAATAGGAAGGACTTAAATATGGATGTTTTTAGTTTATCTCGTGCATGGTTTGATTTTTCTTTTGAAAATCCTGAAAAGATAAAACCAACTCATACAGCATTATTCTTTTTTGCTATTGAACATTGCAATAGGTTGGGTTGGAAAGAAAAATTTGGCCTACCTACTCAAATGGCAATGGATGCTATTGGCATTAAAAATTGGCGTACATATTCATCAGCTTTTGAAGAAATTGTTAATTGGGGGTTTTTTAAAGTTTATGAAAGAAGTAAAAACCAATATAGTGCTACTGTAATTGGTATTGTAAATAATACAAAAGCAACTACAAAAGCATTATCAAAAGCAATACAAAAGCATAGTCAAAAGCAAAGCAAAAGCATTGCAGTTATAGATATACCTATTAACCAGAAACCTATTAACATATTAACAAATAAAAAATGTTTGATGAGAAATTCTGAAATTTTTGATTACAATATTTTTTATCAAAAAATTGATGAAAAATATAAAAAATACGATTTAGAATATTATCATGCAGCAATTTTAAATTGGTCAGACAGTAAGGGTAAGATGGCTATAGATTGGATAGCGACAATTAGAGGCGCAATACTTAGAGATGAAAAAGAAGGAAAGGCTAAAATGGCAACAATTGTTAAATCAACTAACCCATACAACGAATTTCTTAAACCAGAATACAGATGAAAGTAACATCTAAAAATACAGGCGAAACTTTTGAAATAGACTTTAGAAAGTTCAGAGGTGAAGAACAAACAATTTGCCCGGCTTGCTCTCATACACGTAAAAAGAAAAATGATAAGTGTTTTTCGTGGAATCACGATAAACAGCAAGGCCATTGCTTCAATTGTAATGATGCTTTTTACATTCGCAGAAAATTAGAAGAAAAAAAACAATATGCAGTCCCTGACTGGTCAAATAGAACGGAATTAACAGACAAAGCTGTAAAATGGTTTGAAGGACGTGGGATAAGTCAATTTACTTTAAATGAAATGCAAGTAACTGGGGGTATTGATTGGATGCCTGAATTTAATAAAGAAATTGAAACTATCCATTTTAACTATTTCAGAAACGGCAAATTAGTAAATATTAAATATAGAGGGGCAAATAAGAGTTTTAAAATATATAAGGATGCTGAACTAATTTTGTATAATTTGGATGCGATTATAGGGCAAAAAACGGCTATAATTTGCGAAGGTGAAATTGACCAGCTTAGTTATTTCGAGATAGGTTTTAGAAATTGCGTATCAGTTCCAAACGGTGCAAGTAATTTTAATTTTATTGATAATTGTTTTGAATACATTGAGCCGCTCGAAAAAGTTTATATTGCTACTGATAACGATGAGGCTGGCATAAGGTTAAGAAATGAACTAATAAGGCGTATCGGGGCAGAAAAATGTTTAATTGTTGACTTCAAAGACTGTAAAGATGCTAATGAATACCTTTGCAAACATGGAAAAGAAGAGCTTGAAAAAACTATAAAAGAAGCAAAAGAAATACCAGTCGATGGAATAGTTTACCTTGCTAATGTGTATGATAATATGTTAGCTACTTTTAGAAATGGCAAGAAATTTGGAACATCAACATATTTCAATATATTAGACAATCATTGGAAGTGGAGAGGCGGAGAGGTTAATATTTGGACTGGTTACAATAATGAAGGTAAAAGTTGTTTTCTTTCTCAACTTGCAGTAAATAAAGCAAAATTTGAAAATTGGAAATTTGCAGTTTTTTCAGTTGAAAACTACCCTGTTAGTGAGTATTACGATGAGCTTATTCATTGTTATACAGGGAAATCAACAGATAAAAGATATTTAAATGTAATGTCTGAGCAAGAATACTTTGAAGCAGCTGAATTTGTGCATGAGCATTTTTTTGCAATAATGCCAGAGGAGAATTTTCAAATTCAAACCATACTTGAAAAAATGCAATGGTTAATAAGAAAATATGGTGTTAATGCTTGTATTATAGACCCGTATAACCAAATAGAGCATCATATGTTAACAGGAGAACGGGAGGACTTATACATAAGCCGTTTTATGAGCAAATTGAAAAAATTTGCAGTTGATAACGATATTAGTATGAACTTAGTAGCGCACCAAGTTACACCGCAATTTGCAGGAAAAGAAAACTATCCACAGCCTGATACGTATAAAATAAAAGGCGGTGGAACGTTTGCCGATAAGGCTGACAATGTAATAGCAGTTTGGAGGCCAATGAGGCGGACAAATCCAGATGATAGAACTGTTAAAATAATAGTTGGTAAGATAAAAAAGCAAAGGCTTGTAGGTGTACCGGGTGAAATAATTATGTTTTATAGCCCTGAAAAGAATCAATATTTTGAAACAATGGATTGAAAACGGCATCCTTTAAAAATATAGTAAATATGTCAAACGAAGCACAAAACCAGCCATTGCAGCTACCTGATGTTAGCGAGCGTTTTTTCTTATGCGATTGTAATCGTGAGGCTTTATTGCTTACTCGATTTGTAAATGATTTTGATAAAGAAATTTACTTGTCAATTTACACTATTGGACAATTCCAGAAAAAGCCAAACATCTGGAAGCGATTAAAATATTGTTGGTATCATTTGAAAACTGGTAAAAAGTATGAAGACCAAATAATACTTAATAAATAAATTTGCATAACACTTTAAAAATCATTAATTTTGCAGCATGGAAAAGAAAATACAAATAGGCTCATATATTCATACATTAGTAAAATATGAGCCTATACAAAGATTAAAATACCCAATGCCGGCATATAGAAAAAACTATGGATGGGCATTGAAAAAAGTAGAAAAGATTGAAAAAGACAATGGTATATAGACAAGTCGATAATCAGATTTTGGAAAACAAAAAGCTGAGTGTAAACTTGTCCCTATCAAACAAAGAAAAAACAAAACACGATTTTTATAAGATTTATTTAAACTAAAAATGAAAAACAACGTATAACCAGAAAAACAAACAACAATGAAAAAACTAATGTTATTATTCGCAGTAAGCCTGATAATTTCAGCATGTGAAAAAGAAGTGATTGAAAAACAAACCGAGCCTCAAGTAGAACATAAAGTATATCATAACATCAAAGTCTCTTTTGATGGGAAAAAATGGTATTCTTATGTACTTGAAGAAAAAGAAACTTTAGTCTTTAAAAATACAGGCAAAGACGAATATTGGCGAAAATACCATATAATTGCCAAAGATGAAAAGACAATCGTTAAAGATACTTTTCCTCTGTATAAAGAACGGAAAGTATTCTACTATAATGGACAAATTAAAATAAAAGAATAAAAGATATTTTTATCTGAAATTATGCCAGCACCATTAGGAAATAAATATGCACTCGGAAATTCGGGACGTTCAAAATTATATGAAACGCCTGAAGATCTTGAAAGAGATATTCAAAGTTATTTCGATACAGTCGATAGCAAAAAGCATAGGCAATTGGTAACTATTACAAAAAATGGTGACGAGATTTATAAAGAAAAGGATTATCCATATACGATAGAGGGGCTTTGTTTGCACTTATATATAACACCTCAAACTCTTATTAATTACAGAAAGAAAAAAGGTTATGAAGAGTATTTTGAAATCGTTAAGCGTGCAATACTAAAAATACGTAATCAATATATTCAACTTGGGTTAGTTGGTGATTACGAAAATAAACTTTTACAATTTGTATTAATTAACATTTGTCCTGAAGAATATAAAAACAAGATTGAAGAGACTAAAAAAGGAGGTTTTGAAATGAAACATAAAATTGTAGTCTCAACTGAAGAACAGGCAAAGAAAATAGATTCTTTTTTTGACAAAGAATAATGTTTACAAATACTTTCTGGAATACTTTTGACGCTTATAATGCAGGCTTTAGGATAATAGCCAATAAAGGCGGTTCTCGTTCTGGTAAAACATTTGCAGAGCTTCAACTACTTGACCTTATTTTACAAAAGCCAAAAAAAAGAATTATTACAACGGTTAGCCATTCGCACCCTCATTTGGTTGGTGGTGCAATACGCGATTATGATTTTATACTAAACGAACGCGGGGTTATACCTGACACGGTAAGAACAAAA